CTACGAGCAGGACGCACGTTCTGTCCTTTCAGGAGTTGCTGGGTAAATGTTGCATGAGATACCTTGACATACTGAACATGATTTGAGACAACCCTCATATTCTGATAACAATTCACCATGGAAACAGGACATGCCGAAGCCAAAACGACGCACATCTACTGAGTTATTGTTCTTCTCTGGAAGGAAGACACCTGATCCGAATGCTGACATCTGTACTGCCCGAGAGATGCCTTGCCCGGCAAGTATTTCTGGGAACGAAACAAAGAAGCAGTTGTGGGACTTCATTGTTGCAGACATGGAGAACAGGAAGTGTCTGTCACCAACCTACACATTGCTTATCGCAGAACTTGTCGAGGTGGTAAACACAATCTATGACTGCAGAAAGGCTATCGAAAAGAACGGAATCGTAATCGACAAGTACGACAGTGAAGGAAGTTACCTTGGCTCATTCCCTTCACCGTACCAGACTATCCTGAGCAAGCAGCAATCCATCCTGCTGAAGTTGATGGAAAAGGTGGGTATGTCACCGAGAGACATCACATATCTGGTAAATCCTGAGGCAACCGCCACTGACATTATTGAATCTCGTAACTCTGAATTGAAAGGCATTAGTTACTTCCGATGATCAACAACATCCCCCAGTTCATTGCAGACTCCGAAGCCTTCCGTACATCTGTCATCTCAGAAATACACAAGGAGATTGCCCATCAGGTGTTTGGTAACCCAACCAGATACCCTTCTTCTGACTCCAGAGTACGAGAGCACAGGACTATGGGACTTGGCTCCTTCAGCCACTATGGAGCCGGCATACGAAGACACGGTGTACAGATCACCAATAAGTAAATAAGAAACCCCCGGTTTATCGCCGGGGGTTTTATTTTGCACATGCTGAACTGGAAGGGTTCACTTCCTGTCTACAACGTCTTTCAAGTCATCAGGTACTGGCTGTCCAAGACTAATCAACAGATTAGCCAGTGTTGTAGCGATAACATGCAGCCTGTCTTTACGGGCCTCGGAGTTAGCGTTGCCCCGAACACGTTCAATGCCAAGAGACTCTTCCACCTGAGCAATTGTATGAGGGCTTACCTCGATGTTCAGTTCTCTCTTGATTTCTCTTTGTACCTGAGCACGGGTAAGACGCTGGGCCTTTTCTTTATTCGTGGTAAGCCATACCAAAACCTTTGCAACACTGCTAACACTTCTGGACGTTGTAACGCCGGGGGTAGCACTCGACATGAAATTAACTCCTGATTGAAACTAACGAAGAACTGACTGAATACGCTCTCTCAAACCTTTGTCCAGATTCTTAACCCTCAGCACCTCTTCAAGAGTTGCCCGATACTCTGACTCTTTTCTTTTCATTACCGAGTCAGCACACAGATCACTGACAACGATCTGACCTGTGTCTTTGTCCAAGGCTGTACCGCAATGGAATCCTTCGAAGTGCCTACGGTACGGGGCACCACAGTTTGGACAAACATCACTCACTTCTTAACCACCTTTCTCTTTGGTCTTCCGACCGGCTTAGACACAATCTTTGGGAGTTTCCATAGTTGGGCACAGGCTTCCACAATGACCGCTGAGCGACTTTGACCAGTCTCATTGGACTGCCTATCAACTTCTGCCCAGAACGCTGTTGAGGCACTGATACCGAACACATAACTATCCTTCTTGCTTACCAATTTGCTTCTCCAAGTATGATGTCAGTATTTCACTGTAGTGCTGTGCTTTCTTCAAGTCATCAATACCTCCTTTGGCAGAGTATCGCATGATGTACTTGAGCACGTTTCCTTCCAGATATCCGATAAACTTTTCTGGAGTGAAATTAGCTTCCATTACTTGAATAGGCTGAATGCCCATATTCATGTAATGGTCACCTCCAATTTGCCTTTTCATTGGACTTATCTTGTCTTCCACTGGTTTCCTCTTTTCCTCAGAAACATTCGATGGAACATTAGGCCACACTATCCTTTCCACACAGTCTAAATCGTGATCTTTGGACTCTACTTCACATATACCGTCAGCAGTCCACCGATATTTTCTCGCAGGTTCTCCAGCCTCAAACACCTGACCAGTAAAGCAATAAGTAGCACCGGGAATTTGTTTCTCGACTACCGCTTTCCATCCACATCTTGTTTTCCACCATCCGAACCCAAACTTTAACTGTCCACTCACGACTCACCTATTCCTTATTTACGGACAGAATAGAAAGCAGCCCGTGTTTTTCGAGAAAGTTCAACAGATCGTCAGTAGTATCACAGAAGAAATCTTCATGATCGTCATCATGCCAGCTTTTGCCACCAATCAATCCGTAAACGAAAAACCCTGAGTCTCCACGTTCAATCGTAAGTTTGGTTTCGTTGCCGAAATCCCACGTCGTGGTGATGATCGAGTCGTCAAACGCAAGACCCTCTACGGGAGTCCAATTTTCATTGCTCATTGCTCACCTTCCTTTCAAGCACCGCAGCCGCTTTCTGTGCCGCGTGAAATGTCTCAAACAACTTGCTTCCGGCCTCCAAAATCCTGTCCGATTCCGCAAGTGAAAACAGCCCCATTTTGCCGACCGTGATCCGATAGAAAAAACAGCAATCATCCCCAAACATTTTTTCCGATTTTGCGGTCCATCGCCTTGGACTCTCGTAATACCAATCCAATTGCTTACCGCTCACGACTCACCTCCAGTCTTTGGTTTTGCATCTACCAGCAACTCAGCAATAGACCAAATATCACCGACCTCTGTTTTCTTCGGGTAAGGATTTGCATGAATCCCCTCAACAATCACCACAGCAAACCTTTCCATCAGTTCCGCACGTTGCTCCCGCTCCGGCGTGATTGATTTATCTCGCCATTCGCCACAGAAATTATCCGCCGCCATGGTTGGTCGCACAAGCCCATGCGACATAATCACGGCTGGCGGATATCGTCGGCATTGCCCGTTTTGGTTTATCGGCTCTTCCCGATGCCAGAATCTGCATCCTTCACATGTTCGTTTAGTCACGTTGATCCCTCCATTTTTTTTGGACTGTTGCCGGTCAGAATGTCCACCACTGACTGCAAATCCTGAAACAGCACCCAGTCACCATGTTTAGTGACTATTCCGAATCCTAAATCCGACCCTGCCTCGTGTCGCTCAATTGCCGTTAGTGCCGTCAGGGCATCCGCAAGGCGTGTGTGCAGCAGATCAATCGTCTCCTCGTGCTGCAATCGCAATTTCAAGCACTTCGACTGGCAGGTAGCAGACTGCACCACCGAAGTGCTCGCGGAAGTCCACGAGCCACATTGATATAGATGGCTGTGATCGCCAGTCTGCACAGCCCCGCACCACTTGCACCGCTCACACGTTCGCTTATCACCCATATCTATTGCTCCTGTGCAGTTTCGATTGCTTCAACAACTGTAGGTACTGTACTCCTCAGAACTTCCCAGCAAGCATCAGCAACCATCCGATGCTCTTTCTGAGCCTCTATCGACCTCCTGATCTTGCAATAATGAATCCAACTTCTGAGTGACCCGGTAACCAACAACTCAGACATTGTCAGTCCTTCAGGCAGGATTACTCTGGCGACTTCTTTTGCAATATCCGATTCAAGTGCTGCCTCATAGATCTGCTGCGTCAATTGAATAACTTGCTTCTGTGCCTCTTGCCACCATGCCGCAGTTAGACTGCCTTCGCGACACTCAATCGAAGACTGCCTATTCGTCTGATCCTGCAAACGACATTCTCGTAAACAGAACTCAGTAACCGGAGCATACCTTTGACTGAACTCCTGAAAGAACATTGACCTGTGCCTGATTATCTGCCTTGAGATATCTCTGGGAACAGTTATTGAAATACCGATAAACGCCATATCGAGAGGTGACCAGTGATGTTTTCTGATCAAGTATTTTACCAGCTTTGGTCCTGTTAAATGATTGTCCCTGTTTGCTGGATTGCTGACTCTGGCAACCCATGCCACGTACTCCTCGATGGTCTTGCAGCCTGTGTACTCAGCAGGCTCTGTTTTTGAAATCAAATGTGCTTTTACTTCAAACGTCTTCATGTTCTCAACATCTCCTTTGATACCTTGCCCATTTCAACCACCATTTGCAGAAACGCTTTACGTCTACTTTCAAGTTCAAGAGTTAGAAGATCGTTTTCTTCTGCTAACTGAAGTACGACTTTCTGTTCTTTGGATAAACGTTCTATAAGTACATGTACTTCATCCTCTGCAACTTCCAATTTGACAGACATCTCCTGCCAGTCTTTACGTATATTTTCACACTCAACCTGTGCCTCGTCACGTTCGGCTACCAGTGCATCGCACTTCCTGATCATCCGCTGCAAATTATCGTAATGCAGTTGTGACTGATTCTGCCAGTTGTCACACTTTTCTGTCAGCACATTGATTTTTTCGTTTGACTCAATAAGCCATTGCTGTTCTGTCTGTAAAGCATCGGCCAGTTGTTGTTTCGCACGCTCTTCCGCCTCGGCACGTTTTTGCCAGCCGTCACGTTCTCTAGTCAACCGCTCAATCTCTGACTCAATCAAATCGTGGATATCGGGACCACTCATACATGGACCCTCAATGACTTCCTTTTCTTCAGGCTCATACGACAACTCTTTGTGAGCAGCTTCCCAAAGTTTATCAGCATGTGCCTTGTGATGTTCAGCCTCTGCCCGTGCCGCGTCACGCTCGGCAGTCAGATTGTGAATTTCATTTATCCCCACCTGTACTGCACGTTTCGCCGCCTCGGCGCGTCGCTTCCAGTCGTTACTCTCTGCTGTCAGCCTTGCAATCTCCGCCTCTATGCTCTCACCGCTCATTGTTCTTCCTTTCAGAAACGCTACGTGGAACTCACCATCACGACACAAATCTTATCAACATTATTCGGCTAGTCAACTGATAATCTTTCAACATTCTTTTGTTCAGTGTATGTACAGTACAAACGCATTACAGCCCCGTAAAGAGCCTCAAACAGCCCAAGATGACTCTCAGATCGTATTGACCCTTCCAATGCTCTCAGACGCTGTCCTGTGCGATCTGGGAGCGAATTACGCCTATGCTGTTCATGTATCCGCGTGGAATGCCTGTATTCACTGTACAAATTTTCATCTCTTGCATCTTTTCGGAAGGGTGCGTAATATACGCCTACACACAAGTGTTTGCCGAGCAATGACAATCGGCTCAACGTCCGACAGGGGGGGTGTTCCGTTACCTGATGGTTACACGACGTTAAACTGAGAAAAACCGGAGAACGGAAAGGATCAACCCAATCGCTTCCACGCGGTAAGGGGGATCAGGGGGTTTAGGATCAACCCTCGATCTCATTTCATCTGCTCAGTATTTGATTGACAGTAATCAATACTTCTCCTACTTTGGAGCAAAGGAGCACTTCTGATGAAATACTCATTACTCACACTGCTGATGTGTATCTGCTGTCTTCCACCTGAGCCTCAATGGACAACCACTGGAACTGTAATCAAAGTCATTGACGGTGACACTGTGGACATCGAGGTAAAGCGGGTAATCCGGGTAAGACTACTTGACTGCTGGGCACCCGAGTCCAAGATTGACTCCAGAATCCCTCCAGAAAAACAGCAAGCTGAGAAAGCTGCTGGATTGAGATCAAAGCAAAGTTTGGTTACACTCGCACTAAACAAGCCTATAATACTCTCAGTACCCACAGATCCATCTGGTGACCTGATGAAGTCTACGACAATGGGCCGTGTACTTGGAAGAGTATGGCTGTCTGGGGATACTAAGTCTCTCTCAGAACATCAAGTCGGGTCTGGCAACGCCACTATCACAAAACGAGATGAACTCAAGTGAAAGTAGTGAACGAAGAACCGGTACCTGTAGACTTCCTGTCCAACAACACAATGGTGTTGGCAGATGACTATCAGTTTATTCTGCACGGAATTGCTGGGCTAACACTTGACGTTACTGTTCCATCAGGTTATGTATTTGATGGGGCATCCATCCCTCGACTGTTCTGGTCAATAATTGGATCTCCAACAGATCCACAATTCATGCGTGCTGCTTTGGTACATGACTGGTTGTGTGATCATGTGGTACGCAGTAGAGATAGGCGTTTAGCTGACGAGATATTTCTGTACTTGCTTGAATGTTCAAGTGTACCCGTCAGAAAGCGATACGCGATGTATGCGGCTGTTCGCATGTACGCAATGTTGTTTTGGAAGCATAAAAGGAACCCCCATGTTGAAGTCTGAAGACCATCCTGAAGTATGTGACGGAATTGTCAGTCGTGTAGGCGGCGGATTCGGTATTGATCCGGCGACTATTACAGTGCTGGTGACGACTGTACTACCGTTGATCCTGAGTTGCTTCAAGAAGAAAGAAAACCTTGAGCCTCAGGACGTTTCTGCCCGAGTTGTTGCACTCCATAATAAGAACTCAAAGGCTCTGCATCGTCGATTGTCTAAGGCGTATAAAGATCAGGCTCTTAAAAAGGGCAAAGAAGAGTCCGCCGCTACTGGTAAGCCATTCAAGAAGAAATTTTACGAACTGTCTGACGAAGCGGCTGATCGACTGGCTACTGCTACTATTCAAGAATGTATCACAGCCAACTCTGCTGTTGTTTCCTCTTTTGCTTCCGCTTGCTGATTGGTAAATCCAATGAGATACCCCCTTGTCTTGATAGGCTGTTTGTTACTCACACAGACCTTGTTTGCTGATGATAACAAAATTGTGCTCCCGACAAACACGGTTACTGTTACTCCAGTAACCGTTCCAACTCCTACAGACTCTGCAGTTACTAAACTCGCTTCTGACGAATGGTACGTTGTTACCTCACAGATTCCTCTGCTTGTGTTTTCATTCCCTGAAGGAGTGTTAAGCATTGACAGGGACTCTGGACCTCAACGTATTCGAGGTAAGTTTGCTGGCGGTACTGGCACTGTTGAGACAAGGGTGTTCTCTGCTCCTTTTGTGTACTTGATTACGGCCAATAAATCAGGTACGGTTGAACTGGCCCTTGTTCCAAAGAGTGCTGAATCAGAAGCAGACGCCATACGGCAGACTCTGACCGTCTCTGGAACAGGGCCACAACCTCCTCCAAAGCCTGTAGACCCTCCTGTTCCAGTCGATCCGCCAACTCCGAAACCTCCTGAAGGATTTAGGGTCTTACTGTTGATTGACGAGACGTGTAACCTTGATCAGGCAAACGCTGTCAACTCATTACGTCTGATAAAATGGCTGGATGAAAATTGCACTAAAGATGGTGACAAACCAGACTGGAGAATGTGGGACAGAACCACTATCTCTGACAGTAATGAACTTAGCAAAGAGACTGAGTTGTGGCAAAAACTATGGTCTGAAGTAGCGTCCAAAGTCCCATCAGGTGCTCAAGTACTTGTTATTGCTGACACTGACGTAAAAGTATTCCCGATCATCGACAGTGATTCTCTTCTCAGAAACATTCAAGCCGTTAAGGATGGTGACCTGTGAGTTTTACCTCCAAACTCTACAAGAACGAAGTAATCATTGATGATGAATCCAATGCCTACGATCACATGGTTGGTGAATACGGCAGAGGACTTGATTTGACAGACAGGCCCCACACAGACTTTGCTTACGAAGGGTTTGCGTCTCCATTTGACCAGAGCCTGATAATTAACCCTAACGAGTGGCAAGCACGCATTCAGGAACGGGAAGAGCAGCAGGCCAGCCTATCAAATTTTATCAGGTACCGGAAACTCGACCATAAAGACCAAGGCAGTACAAACTACTGCTGGATCAATGCTCCTGTGCATACGCTTGAGATTCGCAGGATGCAGCAGAACCAGAGATCAATTACTCTGTCACCTGCTTCTGCGGGTGCGATCATTAAGAACTTCCGTAACGTAGGCGGCTGGGGACTCGAAGCGATCAAGTTCCTAAACAGGTATGGTTGCGTTCCTGTTGACTACTGGCCAGCAAACGCAATTGATAGCAGATTCAAGACACAGGCAAACCAACTTCGAGCACTTGATTACCGCGTTCGTGAATGGATTGAGTGCCAACCACGAAACGTTGCTCAGATGGTATCTCTATCCCTCAGAAACTATCCAGGGGCTGGAGGATACAACTGGTGGGGTCATGAGATTACAATCATTGAGCCTGTATGGTTGGACGGTGAAGTAGCCATGCGTATCCGCAACTCATGGAAAGGTTGGGGCGACTACGGCTTCGGTATCCTTCGCGGAAGAAAAATGCTGGCTGATGACATTGTGTACTGTGTATCTGGATCTACTACCCAAGTGTCTTGAAAGGTTGTTACTCCCATGAACCTGCTGACTCACGCTTTATTGTTGTTTGTGTGTGCCACTGTTGCTGCCGAAGACTGGAAGTTCAAAGTAGTCCAACCATTGTCTTCTCCAGAAACTGTCAAAGCTGAACAGGAAGAGTATTACGTTGTGATGTTCACTGCTTCATGGTGCGGCCCATGCCAGCAGTACAAGCGTTCTGGCCAATTAGACAACTTAAAGTCCGAGTTTCCTGTTACCGTCGTAGATATGGATCAGAACAAAGAGTGGTGGAAAAGCAGAACGGTGGTAGACCCGTCCGGCAAACGAGTGTTACAATCAGGAATTCAGGCTATTCCATCATTTTGGTTATGCAGAAAGTCAGACCGATGGCCTCTTAAAAAATGGACTGGAAGTACTTCCTTGCAATCTATCAAAGATGAGGTTATAAAGTACTCCATACAAGAAACACCTTTCAGTGGTTCCCCTGCCCCTGCTCCTCCTCAAGAAGTAAATCAGCCTTGACTCTTTGACTGGAACCACAAATGGTCGATGAGCGACAACAAGATGAAGCCTCTGGATTTGAATTTCAGTCCCCAACCCATCGCGTAAAAGTATCTGATGAAGTTGCTTCACAGGCATTAAACAGCACGAAGCAAGAAGCCAAGTGGATAGTCAGAGCGATTGGTTGGGTAATCTTTTTCGTTGGAACTTGTTTTGGAGTGAGTCTGCTATGGAACTGATAAGTCAGTTATCTGGCATGTTTCAGGCATTCAACAGTTCTTGGTACAACTTGGTGTACGTTGTGGGCGGTATGGGATGGTTGTGTTGGATTGCTGGTATTATGGCATTCCAATATCAGAACCGAGACAAGCATTGTCGAGTATTGGCAAAGGCTTTGTTTTTCCTGTGTCCAGTCCTGTTCACCATTGCTATCAATCATTCAGTCAAAACTTACGAGCGTACCTTTGCTGCTCGTAAATCACAAGAGGTATCAGATGTCCTTGTTCGAAACGCTGAAGTCGTTACTCCCAGTGGTGCTGTTTTCGCCTTTTACAGACCCGCCAACCAGTCCATGCTTCGAACAGGAGAATGCTGCAGAAGAGGCTGCAAATGCAGTGGACCGTGCAGTTGCTCTGCTTCAGGACCGTGTGTTTGCCCTGATAGACTGCCAGAATCGAAACAAATTACCTCAACAACCGCAGGCAGGCTTTAACGGTACGAATCTTGACGGGGTCCATAGTTTCACCGTAATTAAGTCTGAACTGGCTTTACTCCGTTTGAAGATACAGTCAGCATCACAGGCAGGAATCAAAATCGAATGACAGCTTACACCACAGCAATTGACCTCGGCTTAACAGGCACGGACGCAGAGCAGGTAGCGATCCTGCAAACACTGACAGCCGGTCGCATCGACCCGCAAGACGTGCGGCGATGGTGTCGGGAGAACGGATTGTGGTACCGTAAGCCTGACGGCACGATGGGCGGCACACTCCAGCAGGTTTACGCGACTTGCACGCCGCAGCATCAGGCAGGACTGGATCAGTTTTTTGCGGCTGTGTTTGGCGATTCGGCAGTGAGCCTTCGCACGACAGAGCCGCAATACTCTCAGCAGGTCTGGGGGATTGTCGCGATGATTGCCGCACTGGTCCCACAGTCCTCAGGGCTGGTAGATTCCTTCTACTCGCTTGACGGCGGGAGGCCATACAAAGATCTGACAGTCACTGAGCTTGCGACGCAGCGATCGGATCACGATCGTCTTGCGGCAGCCGACGCATGGGCGGCAAATGCGATGAATGAGGTCATCCAACCCGCACTGTCTGCTCCTGACAGGACACTTGCAAGCGTTCAGGCTGCCTTTGCTTCGGTGACGACATGACAGTATCGTTCGTGAGTGCCTCTGCCGTGCAAGCGGCGACTATGACTCTCCCGGCCCACCAAGCGGGGGACTTGATAATCCTCATGGCCCACTGTGCAATAAACGCTTCGCCCGTCGTTCCTGCTGGATGGGCGTCTCCACAAATCCGCAATAGCTCGCCTAGAGGAGCGGCATTGGCTTACAAGACTGCACTAAGTTCTGCTGAAACGTCAGGAACATGGGGTCAGACAAACGGCCTGATGGCGGTTGTTTACCGGGATAATGCCAATTATCTAGTAATTGGCGGAGTATCACTTGGCGAGTCAACGAATACCACAGTACCGTTCGCCGGTTTAGCGGTCAAAAACGCTTCTAGTAACGTAAAGATGCGTTCAGATTCTGCTGTTATTGCAATGGGCGTTTGGGCGAACGCGAACAACACGACGATGGAGCAATCACCTACTGGAACAACAAACAGGCTTAACTTTGTAGGAGCAAACTACGAAGCGGCGTGGCACGATACTCCAAGTCCAGTTGCGAGCATAGCAGCCACCACCATCACGGCAAACGTGGCCGTCGTTACAATGTCCTTCACGATGGAGATTCTCGATACGGGTGCTCCAAAAACGTCCACAGGTGGAATACTTGTAGGGTCCGGCATGTCCGGTGGAATGAGGGGCTGATATGACGCTTCAGATTTATGCCGGGCTTACATCACAGACGGTAAGGTTTTTCATTCAAGACACGAGCAGCACGAGCGGTGCTGGGCTGACTGGATTGACATCGGCAACCAGCGGCCTGACAGCGTACTACAGCAAGGGCGGTACAGGATCAGCAACGGCGATAACGCTGGCATCACAGACTGCAACAGGTGCATGGACGTCGGGCGGATTTTGTGCGGTGGATGGCACCAACATGCCGGGCGTTTACCGGCTCGACATCCCCAACGCTGCACTGGATTCTGAGGTTGAGACGATCATCATGCTGAGGGGTGCGGCGAGTATGGCCCCTGTTTGTCTGAGAGTGACGGGCAGGGTGTTTGCGTCAGATGGCGTCAAGTGGGGCGGGGCAGCGGTGACTGGGATGCCAATGCCAACATACACGCAGCCAGCGGGATTCTTGGCGGCTACGTTTCCGGCTACGGTCAGTAGTTATGCGGGCGGTGCTGTGGCGAGTGTGACCGGATCGGTCGGGAGTGTCACGGCAGCGGTCACAGTCGGCACCAATAATGACAAGACAGGGTACAGCCTCGCGACGGCACCACCAACGGCGGCAGCGATTGCGAATGTGGTGTGGGATGAGATACTGACAGGTGCGACGCACAATATTCAAAATTCAGCGGGCAAACGGCTGCGGACACTGGCAAGCCAAGTCGTTCACAGCGGCACGGCTCAGGGGCCTGGCACTGGCAATAATCAGATACAACTAGACACGGGAGCGAGTGCAACAAACGGCATTTACGACCCGAGTGTAATCTACATCGAGAGCGGTACTGGTGCCGAGCAAGTCCGCCTAATTACTCAGTATGTTGGAAGTACGCGAACGGCGACCGTTAATCGCGATTGGCGGATCAATCCGGCGAGTGATTCGGTTTTTGTGATTCAGGCCTTTCCGGGATTCAACACGACTAACGAAGGCCTTGCCCGTGGAGGGTCAGCGACGACGATACAGCTTAACGCTTCAGCCAACACGAACGACGATTGCTACAACGGGCAAATCGTGTATATCACGTCCGGCACTGGCCAAGATCAAGTGGCGATGATTGAAGACTATGTCGGATCGACACAGACGGCGACAATCAGGACTCGGAGAGCATCAGGGCAGTGGGCAGTCGTGCCTGACAGCACAAGTAATTATTTCATACTGCCATCGTTGGTATGGAAGATTTCAGAGATTCAGAGTGGCCTTGCGACATCAGCAGCAGTTTCAGCAGTTCAGACAGACCTAACGACATTACTCGGACGAATTACAGCGAACTTATTTTCGGGCATATCCTACATGTCTCGATGGCTGGGGGCTATAGCTGGAAAGACAGCAGACGCCGCCACACAGACTGAGATCAGAGCCACAACAGCCGGAGTAGGTTATACCATCACCACAGACTCACTGGAAGCAATCAGGGATAATCAGAGCGGTGGAGGTGGTGGTTCTGGAGATGCGACTACTGCAAACCAAATACTTATTCTTGACCAGTTAGACTTGATACAGGCTAAGACTGATTTAATTTCTGGTGCTGGAGGAATAACTTCATTACTCGCAGGTGCTGTACTTCAACCGGGAACGATTACCTCATTCCCTGAGGTAATCACCATCGGAGATTCTTACACAGCAGCGAACGGAAGAGCAATACAGATTCCAGTTGTTGACACAAATGGTAACCCTGTTTCGTCGTCTGGATCACTTCCATTTTCAAGTGCAGCAGTATCGTTCACAATCAGTAGAGCAAATGAAACTGAACTTACTCGAATAATTGAAGGAGTTGCCACGTTTGTAGATCCGCCGGGAACTGGCACCGCTGAAGCCCCTTACGTTTTGATTGAACTTCTTTCCTCAGAAACTATCAAGGGCTTAAAGAAGTACAGGTACTCAGGAGTGCTTACTTTCACTTGGCCGGGAACTTCAGATGAAGTAGTATCCTTCGAAACTGATACTGAGATAACTTTTGACAATTGAACAGGCTACCCCCCATGGCCCTTGCACTCGAACTTGAAACTGAACCCTGTAAGTCTTACGTCCGTGGACCAGCAAAGATCAGAATACCAGAAACTATCTATGAACATGGACGTTTGGTAGGCTGGCAGTGGACAGAAGTAGACACGATAAAGTTTCTAAAGAAGATACCGAACTACGATCCATTCATCTCTGCTGAAGGTTATTACTTCGACACGGCTGAATGGAATCGAGTCATTGCATTTATCGTAAACGAATGCTGTTACCCTGAAGGAGAGAACACAGGCCGACCGTTCATTCCTGAAGACTGGCAATCAAGTATCTACGCTAACTTATTCTGTTGGAAACAAGAGAACACAGGTTACCGTAGATACAGAGAGTGTTTTATTTACGTTCCTAGAAAGAACGGAAAGACTACAGCCTTTGGTGCTGTTATCTCTCTTGTCATGTTCTTTGTAGATACTGAAAAACGTGCTCAAAACTTCTGCTGTGCTGCAGACGTAGAGCAAGCTTCCAACAACTTCAGACACTGTCAGTACATGATTGAAACCAATCCAAGGTTGATTGGTAGACTCAAAGAAAAACGAGTCTACAAGTCAACCAGATCCTTTGAGCACACAGACGGATCAAACTACAAAGTACTCTCGTCAGTTGCTGACACGAAACACGGGCTGTCCCCTAACTTTGTTTACGTTGACGAAGTTCACGCTCACTCAAGCAGTGAACTTATCGACGTTATGAAGACTGGTACCGCTGCCCGTAGACAGCCTCTGATTGTGTACACTACAACAGCAGACTATGATAGACCATCGGTATGTAACGCTCTATACGAGAAAGCAAAAGCAATCGCCATTGGTAAGCAGTGGGAGCCAACATTCTTTCCAGTGATTTACGAAGCAGAAGCTGTAGACGATTTTCGATCTCCGGTAGTCTGGGAGAAAGCAAACCCAAACTACGGTAAGTCTATCGTCGAGCAGTACTTTGCAGAGTTGGTGCGTTCTGCCCAGAACAACCCAACCGAACTCAATAGGTTCCTACGCTTACACTTGAATGTACGTACAAAGACAGACACGGCATGGATACCTCCCCATGTTTGGGCACTTGGTAATCCTGATCCTGAAATGCGATTACTCTCAGTAGTTGCTATTAAGGAATGGATGCTTGAACACTCAAAATGGCACAACATTGCTCTCGATGACAAGTTTCAAACTTCATCAGCGGTTGACGTGTACATTGGCCGTTATCAATTATACTGGTCTTGGTTTATCAAGCAGGTTGACGAACTGAGAGATGAAGAGTGCTACGGCGGGTATGACAACTCTAAAGTAGAAGACCTTTCATCATTCAGTCTGTGGTTTCCAAATAAAGGTGTTGTGCTCCAGTGGAATTGGTGTCCAGCAAAGAGTATCTACCAGAGAGCCAAAGAGCAGAACATCCCTTATGACATCTGGTACCAATCTGGTCTGATCAACAAGACGACGCTGGACACTGTAGACGAAGACGAAGTGATTTCTGCTTTGATGGGTTCTCAAGACAGTGATTGTCCGGGAATTATTCCTTACTTCAGAAACTGTCGAGAGGTATGTTTTGACCGATTCGGAAGTTTCCATATCTGGAACACAGTCAAGAGTTACGGCTATCCAGCAAGGGCGTACCCTCAAAACTTTGCAGGTATGAATGAACCTTGTAGACGCTTTGAGGCTATGGCAATTGACAAACAGTTATTCCACGGCGGCAATCCTGTCCTAGACTGGATGATCGGTAATGTGGTAATTGTTCAGAATCGTGATGGACAAGTGCGACCAGATAAGTCAAAATCCACTAACAAAATCGACGGTGTAGTGTCCAGCCTAATTGCTGTTGGATCTTGGATGTACCCTGAGGTTGAAACCATAACTGAGATACGGGGTCTGAAGTAATGTTTGGACTGTTCAAGAAGAACAAAGCATCGTCAGCGAATAAGCACGCAGCCTTCTCTGCTGTGCTGGACTACGCTTACAACGCTGCAGCCATGAGTTGGCAAAACATGTTTGGCATTCTGAAGAGCGAAGACATGTACGCTAGTCAGCCAGACTACGCTTTGAAACTTGCTGCTGTGAAGTGTGCGTTGGACATCTACACAGGTATGACAACGTCTCTGCCGAGACGCATGTACTCTGTTGAGTCAGGTAGCCTTAAACGCCTGAGAATCATTGACACTACATCACACCCGGCTTCAAGGCTATTCAGCCATTACTTTAACCCTGATCTTACATCTGACGATGCTTTGAACATGATCGTCTATGATGTATTGATGGACGGTAACTGTTACTTCCTTCGAGAGTTTGATGCACAAAACAGAACATCACGGCTACATTACATTCATCCTTCCAGAATTCCACGACGGAATATCCAGCGTGCTCAGGGTGGTGAAGAACTTGCTACCAATCGAAAGGCTGTAGTCGGGGAATTGATTTACCGAGTAGACAGCGGACTGTCTTACCGAGACACAAACACTGAAGCGTTCTACCTGCCAAAAGACAGAATAGTTCACTTCAAAGGTAAAGTGCTGGATACCGAGTACCATAGAGGTCAGGGCTTTGTCTCGAACTCTAAACGTACTGTTGACATGTATCAGGCGTCTGAAGAGTTTGGCTGGAGGTTCTACACCAAAGGCATTGCAACTCAGATGTTCTTGACAACGGACAATCGTCTGGACGCTCAGGTGTTGAAGCGTATTGAGGCAAACTTCACTGATGATCCAGACGCTCCACTTGAGTCTATCTTTAAGACTCGGGTACTTGAGCAAGGCCTAAAGCCTGTTCACATGGGGATTCCATTCCAGCATCTTCAGTTTATTGAAACCCGAGCGTTTAGCGTTGAGGATATCGCCCGTGGATTCAATACTCCACCTGCTTTACTGCATAGTTACATGGGCACGAAAGCCGGTGATACGGACTTGGCTCAGGCTGTGTCTCTATTTGTGCAAACGGGTATCGGACCATTTCTGGATAGGATAGGAAGTCAGTTCAGAACTGAGTTACTCCCACTCCCTTCACAGATGCTGTTCACGTTCGAGTTTGAGAAGTTGTACCTATACCGAAACGTAATCGACAAATTCTCGTCTTCACTTCGCAATCTGTTTGAGATTGGTATTCTTGACAGGACAGAGTCGCGTGCATTACTTGGACTGCACATTGACCCGTCTGATGCAGCGTCCAATCCTCGATACGTGCCTGTCAACTTGATGACTGTTGAGCATTCACTTCTGCTTGAAAAGCAAGCTGAGATTGCTAATCAAACAGCAGAGTCAAATCTTGAAATGTTAGACCTACAGAAAGACAGCCAGCGTAAGACAAATGGCGGAATGGTTGACGCTCCTGTAGAGACTCCCGATGCCCCCAATGCTACTTCTGAGTCTGACCTTAACAACGCTCCAAGTTCTGACAACATTGACAAACGACTCCGTTCTGCAAACAATCAAATTGCTAGAGCATATCTGAACGTGCTCAACGGTTTGAGGCAGTACGAAGCACGAGTATTAGACCAGAAGAAGCAGACACGAACTGTTGATTACGAAGACGCTGTCAAAGAGTTCTACGCTTCTGACAGTAAGTTCGTTGGTATGCTCAACGACCAACTACTCCCGTGGGATTCATTGTTGAACGGCGTCACAGACTTCTCTTCCAGATTGATTACCAACTGGATTTCTTCTCAGAAATACCCCGAAGGAATGGAAAATGAGTTACCTCGTAGTGAATCGTAAGCCACTTGGTTCTGGTGACCGAGTGCTGGAAGCAAGAGTCGCATTCAACAGTAGCAATGAACTAATGATCTACGACGACATCATGCCTTTCAAAATGTATTCTGAAGACACTGCTGTTACTCCCAGCGATGTATTGAACTTCATGAAAGACGCACCTGCAGACCTCACAGTGCGAATCAACTCTTCAGGAGGTGAAGTGGGTTCTGCTCTTGCAATCTACAACAGACTGCTTGAACATCCCGGCAAAGTGACCACTATTGTAGATGGTTACGCATTCAGCAGTGCCGGATGGGTGGCTCTGGCAGGTAGTGATCGCCAGATCTGTAACGGCGGTCTGTTCATGATGCACAACCCTTACATGTATGAAAAGATCGACAGCGAATCTTCTGCTCAGAATGCTTTGAATCGGTGGAAGTCTCACCGAGACTCTATCGTGAATATCTTCACCTCCAGAACTTCAATGACGGCTGAAGACGTTCAGAACCTGATGTCTAAAGAAACTTACTTGTCTGCTCAGGAGTCTGTTGAGAAAGGGCTGTTCAACTCTGTACGTAATATGAAACCTGAAACGGCCATGCTTAACTCTCTGAGTATTCCCAAGGAAGCACTCAACAAAGCACACATGGAACGCCCGGATTTGAAGTCATTAAAGCTGCGTACCCTAAACTTGAGAAAAAATAGTCACATTTGAATTGACTATACAATCAAACTGTTGTAGTCTTTTACCGTACTGATAAGGCTCTGCTGAAAGCAACGCATACAGGCAAGCCAGTAGTTTGCTTAACAATTCAGGAGTTGACAATGTTTTTTCAGAGCCTTTCTGCTGCATTCCTTGCAGCCGCAGTTTTCAATGACACTGCAGTAAAGAATACAGACATCGGTAGATTCACCGTCAATCAGTTACAGGACGAGCGTACTCGCTTGCTTACTGTCACTGAGGCATTCGATGCCAAAGGTGACAAGATTACTGATGCAGAGACTGCCCAGTATTCTGAAGCAGTTGACCGTCTTGAAGTAGTTGTGAACGCAATCGGTAAGACCGCTGTAGGTCTTGCAGAACGACGCAACTCGCTTATGGCGATGAATCGAATCTCCACTGCTACAAGCGGCCTTGTAGTTGACCTGTCAAAAGGAATCAGCACAAAGCCAGCATGGGATGAAGACAAGGACAAGTACGGCTTTCGCGACCAGAAAGATTACTTGAATGCAGTTGTCAATCTGTACCGAGATCGTAACCCAGACAACGCAGACGCTCGCTTGAAGCGTATGGTTAAGGACGCTGTCGGCAACGATGAATTCAGCAAAGCAAGCTGGGAAACACAGGGCCTGATGGTTCCTCGTGGATTCATCAATACCGTCATGCAGTTGGAACCAGAGGCTGACCAGTTCACTTCCTTGATGACTCGCATTCCAATGTCTGCTCCAGTAGTTGACATTCCTTGCCGAGTTGACAAAGACCACCGAACCAGTGTTACTGGCGGTTTCAATGTTTACCGTGGTAAGGAAACTCAGGCACCAAACTTCTCCAAGAACGCTATGGAGTTGGTGACTCTGAAAGCCCATGAGTTGAACGGTGCATCTGCTGTAACCAATCAGCTTATGTCTGACAGTCCAATCTCTATTGCTTCTCTGATCGACGCTGGTCTTCGACAGGAAGCCCGTTCTTACCGTATGGACGAGTTCCTTAACGGTAACGGTGTTGGACGCCCTCTCGGATGCTTGAACTCTTCAAACCCCGCCCTGATTAGCGTGCTGCGAGAAGTCGGTCAGACTAATGCTGACGTACTTAACGGCATGAACATCGTTAAGATGCGTCAGCGAGTATGGGGCTACGAGAACGCTGTTTGGAAGTGCTCTCTCGACCTATACCCCTTGATCTTCAAGCTGTGCATTGAATCCCCCAACAATGCTGGCGTAATCAAGCTGTTCGTCCCTGGAGTTGCAGGCAACACCCCTGACACTCTTCTGGGTCGTCCGCTGATCTGGACAGAGTACATGAACGGTATAATTGCTGGTCAGGACGGAAACCAAATCTCTGAATGGAATGACAACTTCATTGCTTGCGTAAATCCAACTCAGATGCTGTACGGTGAACGTGGGACTGCAAACCTGACTCGGTCTATTCATGTACGATTCCTTGAACGTGAAGAAGTATTCTTGTTCACGAGTTTTGACGACGCTCGCCCTTGGTGGAAGTCAACATTCCAGCCGAAGAATGGTGGTCTGACACAGTCCCCATTCGTTGTGTTGAGCAAGACTGCTGCTACGTAGTACGTGCCGGTTGAGGGCCGGGTAGGCTTTTCTTTTCAACTACCCGGCCCTCGCTAAAGCTGATTACTTTCACTCATTCAAGGAGTTATTGATATGGCTGTTCAGAAGTTTAACCACCTTTCCAGCAAGTACCTTGTACGGGCACTTGGCAGTCTCACAATGACAGGAAGCATCGCAAACGCTTATGTCGTTACAGAGATCTCTGACAAAGGTGAAATTGTAATCAATGACGCATCTCTGACTGGGAACCTGACTGTCACCATTGCAGGATCTACCGCTGCTGACGGTACCTCAGGCTTCACTGTCATTAAGACTGCTGTGTTTGCATCCGCAACAACCAACTGTGCCTTTGAGTATGACTCTGAAGAACTGTCGTACGCTGAAGATGCCGCTGGTGTTAAGTTCAAATCTGTTGTGTTCCGACTGACTGGAACCAACACGAATACGCTCAAGGCTGCTGTACTTGTACTCCCGCTGCATCGCAGGGCGAATCTGACGGCGACGGGTACTGCTACGATCTCTTGACGTGTCCCTGGGGATTCAGGCATTGCGATCCATGTAAGTCCTGTTTCCCGAATACAACGCACCCGATAGACCTCTACTGTCAACGTAAACAGAATGTTAATTCGATCGGGTAGTCTTCCGCTCCGGCGGCAACAGCCACAGTATAGTTCCGGGGGTAACTATGCTGTGGTTTGTTTTAGGGGGTCTTTCAATGCCGATGTACGTTGACCTGTCGCAAGAGTCCGCCCTGTCTACAATCGTCAACGATGGCCTGTTGAAGTCTGTTAAGCAGAATCTTGGATTCGACCCAGAGACTCCTGCTTCAGACATTCCGGTGAATATCGAAGATCTGCTCCACGAGTGCATCTCCATCTGCGAGAAAGAACAGTGGAGGTTCATTCTACGAAAGCCTGTCACCCTCAGTCTTCCATACGAAGCCTTCCTCAATCGAGATCGACTGTTCTTTCTACCCTTTGGAAGAACTACATCCGTATCGGCTTTCACGTATGCAAAGACTGATGGCACCACAGGTTCAGTGCTATCAACAGCGTACACGCTTTACACTCACGAACCAAGTAAGTTGTGGTGTATCGACTGGACTTCTGTTTTCCAGAACATTGCAGACGATCAGCCTTACCCTATAACGCTGACGTACACCACTGGCTATTCTTCTACCTCAGAAGTTCCCAAGCCCACACTAAGAGCCTTGAAGATTCTGGCGTACCATTTGTTTGAATACCGGGATGCAATCTCTGATGGCTCTGTGAGTGAGTTGCCTCAGGGCTACTGTCAGTTACGTGACCTCAGCTTGCTGAACGACCACAGGGCTATCAAGTACATCGTGGATGATTGGACGAAAGTGAGTCGCGGATGAACAAGTACAACCGCCGCTCAAGGCCGAACCTGAGACATACAGTTGAGTTCTGGATTCCTTCGACAGAGCCGGGACCATCTGGAGAATTGAAACAAGAATACATCACTCATTACAGGGGTCCATTCAGTATGGAAACCCCAAAGACTCCTGTTGAACTTGGTGACTCAGGTAGAATTCAAAACGAACAATCGTTTACTCTCATAGGTCAATGGTCCAAGACTGCCATGTCTGTTACTGCTGGCATGTTTGCTGTAATCCCTTCGTTACAAAAGGTGTATGCCGTTCACGGTAACGCAACAGATCCATGGGGTGACAGAAGAAAAGTTCACATTCGAATTGTGGACAACATAACCCAACCTACCACCATTCAAATTCTGAATACGATGTACTGATGGCCACAGGCACAGTCAGAGTTGCTTTCGATATCCCTCCTGACTTAGAACAAGGCTTCAAGCAGTTTACGGAGAGGGTACGTAAGCACGTTGTTAAACAGTCAATACGCTCTGCCATTAGACCAGCAAGGACTGTCCTTCGAGCACGATTGATGGGGCTTAGCAGTGTGTCTGCTCAATCAACAGGGGCGTCTATGCGTGCTGTTGATACAAAGGTGAAGCAGTCAAAGATCAATCCCACACGCTTTTACGGACTCGTAGGCGTCAATAAAAAGTACATGGAAGCTTTGGTACCTGAAGCCTCTCCAGTGTTTCCTAACGCGATTCAGAGGCAGGTATCGGCAGGTGTGTTTACAGGTGTAAACAGGAAGACTGGACAAGCCTTATACGCAAAACGGTTCAAACGTGGAGATGTCCAAAACCGTGCAAGACGCAGATACGGATTACGTAAGCGAATACCAAACAAGTACTGGCACCTGTCTGAGAAAGGATTCAGACACGCTAAAAGCGGGTACGTATTCCCAGGGCACAACTTAATCGAAGAAGTAGCTGCTCAGACAAAAGAAGAGTGCGTTAGAATCTTCATTGACACGTTCAGAAAACATTTCAAGAATGCAATCAAATGAGCGGCCCATACAACCTTGATGTTGGATTGCAGAAACTGATATCCGGTGCTACGTCTGCACCTGTTTACAAGTCCCAATTTCTTCCCTCAGAAGATCTCAAGGCGACTCCAAACGGGTACATATTCTGGGATGCTCCAGATATTGAACCCATTGTCTCTTCTGAAGGATTTGCCTCCCCGTCAGGCAATGAGTCTATAACATTTTCGCTTGACGTAGCCTGTGTTGCATACGACAATGCGAAGCGTAAAGCACTAGCGACAAGTGTTCTAAACGTTCTACAGCCAACGGTAAGTGGACGCCGAACATTTCTTACCTCCTACAACGTTGCTGGTACTGGGGTGTTCATTCAATACCTGAGAATGATATCCACAAATGAATCGGGTATTCTTAAAACAGGACAGGCTAATCCAGATATCATGATGCTGGTACTGTCATTCACAGGCAAAGCAACCTGCTAAGGAGATGTTCAGTGTCAAATCGAGATACGTCCAGAATCAAAATTAAATTTTTCTCTCAGACCACAGCCCCTACCGGCACAGGTCCAGCCCTTGATGCAGTTACTGCAGGATCAGACACATACGCATGTGTTACAGACGGTCCAAACTGGTCAGGGTTTGCCCGTGGTGACGTTGAAACAACCTGCTCAAATACCACACTGGATGCGTGGGGTAACTTGATTCGAAGTTTCAAGCCCGGTAAGATTATCGACATGGGCACCATGACGATCACCGTTGACTGGGACCCTCTAAACGTAAACGGTGGACGAGAGTGGGCAGCTTTCTTCGACGGACGAAGCGGTACTTTGTTGATTGAATTCCCAGCAGAATCTGGAGAAACAAAAGGCCCTATCTTAAGTGTTCCGGGTTACTGCAACAAATTCACTCCTCAAGGTACTGTTTTGTCCGAAGGAGATGGGTCACGATTAACTGCTGAACTTGTATGGAAAATTGCTGGAGCAATAAGCATCACCGCTCCAACAGTGTAGTGTGCTCTGTAACTGAGAGCATCCGTGAATAGCGGGTGCTCTCTTCACCCCCTAGTACTTGGATTAAACAATGGCCTTGATGTTTGCAAAACCAAAGTCTGTTCCCCTCCCCGGATGTGAAAGTGGGTTCCTTGTAGAACCGACCGTGGGCACCATTTCAACATTCGTAAGTAAGTTGAATGAGTTCCCAAAGATCAAAGAAGACCAGATCGACGCTCGGTACTTTGCTGGTCTTCGAGCATTGATATGTCTCTACTCCAGAAACTCTCAAGGGGACTTGGTTCCGTTTGTTACTGAACTTGCCAATAGCCTGAATGACTGCAATTCTAATGAGTGGATGTTCAGGTACTCAGAAACAGACACTGTAAGTCAAGTACTAGACGCTTTTGACGTTACAGACATGATGAAGTTGATTGATCACTTCCTAAACCAGATCACAGCATCACAGATGGAAGAAATCAATATCCTCATTAAAACCAAAGTCTGGGTTGATAAAGTACCCGACGAAAAAAACTGATTCAACCCGGCAGTCACTCTTGGTTTGTACTGTTCCTGTGTAGCCGCTGGGGAAAGACAAAGTCTGAAATCGAGTCTATGCCTTACTCAGAATTCTCTGAGCACAAATGGTTCTGGGAGAACTTCAAGTGGGGAATGGTAGACGATCTCATGTCTATCAGTATCGTCAACTACATGAAAGCTAAAGGCTCTAAAGCCGTGCTGAATCCATGGATGGTGAAGCAATGGACACTCCAGAAAGACTACACTTACCGTTGCTCTAAACTGATCATTAAACCCGTTGCGGCTATCCGTAGCGGGTTTATGGCTATGGTAAACGCAATAAAGGGACAGACAAATGGCTGAAGCAACTTCAATCTCAAGTATCCTAATTAGTCTTGGACTTGACGATGCCAGTATGGTTGCCGGGTTAAAGAGAGCAAGAACTCAAGTAAAGAGTTGGACTAAAGATGTAGCCAGTTTAACGTCTTCAATGGATATGCCAGCATTGAATGATATTGCTGGTAGGATTGAGTACACGAAAAACCAGATTCGTGAAATGTCCAGAGACATGACCAAGTCTATGTCTGAACTTGGACGTACTCAATTGGCGGCTTTACGTGCTGAACTTGAACGCTTGCAGCAGTCTCTGGTAACCACAGACTCTATGATTAAAGGCATGTCTGCCTCAGGCACTGCTAAGCCTACCAGCGGCATGATTGAGAAGTTGAACACTTGGTCGTACATGCAGACATTTGTTGACCCTCTTGAAGAAGAGGTGCGATTAGAGAAAGAAATGAATGCAGTACTTGAAAAACAAACTGCTGCACGACTTGCACTGCTCAACATTCGAAAGCGTGAACAAGGAGCGATTGACGATAGAAATGAGGCTCTTCAAAGAGAGATAGAAAGTTCAGCAGCAGCTTCTGGCGTTAAGCGAATGCTATCATCGGCACAAGAGGCTAACGACCCAATGCTGAAGCTAATGCAGCGACTAAAGAAAGAGGCTATTGAGTTCAAAGCGTTACTAGACAAAGCAAGTTTTTCTCCAGAACTTCGCAAGGAGTATATTGAACAGTTTCTTGCTGCTCAGAAATTGACTGTTGAAGAATACAAGTTGAATGACATTCGGCAGGAAGGACAAGCCCTACTGCGAAGTTTAATGACTGCTGAAGAAGCACATACTGCTCGTGTTGCCCGCTACGATCAGATGCTTGAATTGAACATCATTACACAAGAGCAGTATAGTGCTGCTTTAGAGCAATCCAAGAGGATCATGTCTTCTGGAGAAAGCGGTTATGGCAGAATGACTGGTGCTCTGACACAGGCTTCGTTTGCTGCTGAAGACTTCATCCAAGTGTTGTCTATGGGCGGCGGTCTGAACATGGCCCTCATGTCTGCGTCTAACAACCTGTCCATGGTTGCCCGAGCAGCAATTCCTGCAACATCTGCAATGGGAGCATTGGCAAGTGCAGGCATCCCAATTCTGTTGATCGGACTTGGATCTGTAATTACGTACCTGATGAACACTAAAGACGCTCTTGATGAAGTTGGTAAAGCGGTTGAAGAAGTAAAGAAGCAGTTTGAAAACTTCGGTAAGATGACCGAAACACGTATTAAGATGGACATCAATAAAGAAGAGATTCAAAACATTGAAAGCATTGACGCTCTTGAGTCTCAACGTGTAAGTCTGCTGAACGAGCAAAGACTGATTAAAGAAAAACTGTTCAAACAAGAAATGGAAACAGAAGCAGCAAACAGAGCAGCATTTATTGCAGCAATTGGTGGTCAAGAAGCCATGCTTGAACTTCAAAACTTACTTAACAGAGCACAAGAAGAGGGTACTGAAGAGCAAAAAACAGCAGCGGCAGAAATACAAAGAGTATTTGACGCAGCAATGGGAGCGGCAGCAGCCGGTAATTCCCAAACTGCTTTGAACAATTTGAGAGAGATGTACGATCTCATGTCTACGTCTATGGATGAGCGTTTAGCCGGAGCAATGTTTACAGACCAATTAGGTATAGCAGGCATAGACATAACAGCTTTTGACAAGTTCAAAGCAATGTTTAATGATCCTGCTACAGTAGATGCGTTAGATAAAATGTTCGGTGGTGGAATGCTGGGGCTTACAGAAAACGCAGAACTACAACAAAAGTTAGCAGAAGCACTGGTAGACCCTGCAATAGAACTAACTGATGAACAGCGTAGACAGTTAGAGATCACACAGGCACTGTTAGACCTGCAAGAACAGCAACTGGTACTGGAACAGAAAGCGGCTGAAGAATCTCATAGAAAATCAACTGAGGAAGCTAGACTGTTGAAGATCAAACAGGAAGAAAACTTGCTTGACATGAGAGCGACAGAAGAGCAGAAAGCTTTGCTTGATGTACAAAGGCAGATGATGTCCCATGTAGGTATTGACTCAACTGGACTTGCAGACATGTCTGCTGCTCAAGAGCAAGCGAGTATTGAATTCTTAAACGCTTACGCCGGTATGCTTGAGAACAGCTTAAAAGATATGCAGTCAACAGCATTCCCTCAAGCCCAAGGTAACTTAGAGCAGGATGCTTTCAAGGCTCAGGCACAGGCATTCGACGAAGTGATGAAAGCAGCATCGAAGAAGCCTGACCCTCAGATAGAGAAGACTAATAAGAAACTTGAAGAGATACGTGAAGCGATTGCCAATGGTGGCGTACTTCGGATTGTTCAGCAGTAAAGGAAGCAGACAATGGCATTGCATATAGAGGGGCTGCTGTTAGAGTCAGAGACAATGAGTGCCGAATGGGGAAAGGTAACCATTACAGGCACTGTTCTGATACGTATGGACAGCCCTCTGGAAAATGTATCGGCAGTTCAAGCACAACTGCCTGCCTACGATTTTGGAATAACCTCAGAGCCTACGTTCACTATCGGTTTGTCTTCATACCCCGGTAGGCCAGACCTTGTGCTGAAGACTGCTCCATCAGTCCGTGAGCATGAAGCTGGCAGACCGTGGTGGTTGGTGGACATGCAATGGGAGTCCGCTCAGTGGCTCAACGAGATGCTTCCTAAGGAAGACCAAGGGAAAGGTAACGGTGGCAGACCGAAGAAGATCAAGGAGAATGCCGGTACTGCTGCCGTTCCAAAAGAAGTAGTCCTAGCCCCTTACCTTGAGCCGCCTACGTGGTCTTCTGCTACTCGTAGTGTAAAAGCCACAAAGTTTCATGATGCAACGGGGGCACCTCTTTTACACGCAAACTACTTACCAGTAACGGAAGGAGTAGATGTTGACTTCTTGCTGGAAGTTCACACATACACATTTAACGTGAATGCTGTAGGTTTCAATTATCTGGAAGACATCGCTCCCTACATCAATAAGATCTCAAGCGTTGATATTCCAAACTTCCATGGTGCAAAGGCAAAACATGTACTATGTGAAGACATAACGTGTACTGAAAACTACAGAACTGTAAACCTTGGAGTTCCTGATGGACAAGACGGTACAAACGCTAACAAGACGTACCATTACTACACACTCAACGCAAGGTTTGTAATCGACAGACGGAATACAGAACACGGCTACTTTAGAGAAGCCAACCGCAGAGTGTCTATGCACACGCTGCAGATGGTTACCACGATTGCCGGAGGAACCAGTACTGTCTCTCACGTTCCAATCCCGGTCAACACAAGAGGGGACGTTGCTGAATCGCCTTGGCCGCTACTCCCATCAGGAGCAGCAGTACCGTATAATCTGCTGAATGTGTACGATCCAGAAGAAGACTACGCTTGGATTGATCCACTGCTTCCTGAAACATATAACCTGAAGACGTTTACTGACGCTCACGGATTAAAAATACCATGACAAACATAATACTCGGTGGGTACACGTTTGACGACGCCACTGAAATAAAGCGTAGAGTGCTGGGGTTATCTAACTCTCAGAAAATGCTCGACGGCAAAAAGCAGTTGACCGTTCAGAACCAGCAGTACTACGTAAAGCTGCTTGAGCCTCTCGATGCTGCAACCAATCCTGAAACTGGTTACACCCAAGCAAACGCAAGGATACTTCGGTACGTACAGCCGGTTGATCCAAACTCTTTGGACATGGAAGAGTCAGGTACTGGTGGTCACGAGATACTGAAAATAACAAATAGGAGTACAGCGTTCTCCGCCGCTATTGGGGAAACAATTCGTGTAGACAGAATGGGAAGTGAGTGGTCACCAAGTCACGGAAGTGGAGGACACAGCACTGATGATGGAGGGTGTGCTTGTAGCTGTCTCAATGAAGGGGATCTTGTAGTAAATGATGTTGATACTACGTTTTTGATGTCAGTAACGTTTCCAAATTTAGTGTTTGAACAGGTAAATGGAAGTATAACATTACCTGCTGGAACGTATGTCTTGTCTTGGAATGGGAGTACAGAGCAGTGGGCATTAGACATTGGGGACTCACTAACGTCTGAATACTTAGACGGTTCAGACGCTACTGCAAACACAACAATGGACGGAAGTGCATCGCTAACGTTTCCGGTCTCTGGAGTATCGACACTTTCGGTATGTGTAACAGGTACTGTTCCTGTTCCAGAAATTACTGACGGGAATACTACAGGCTTATCAGACGGTACCGAAGCTGGATACTCAGACGGATTCAATGCGAGTCCATACGATAGTTCTGTTCCGGGACTTGGAACGGGTTCTGGAACTGGAAGTTGGTCAGAATACTCAAACGGTTATTTTTACGGATACCTAGACGGTTACCCAGACGGTTACAATTCTGGAGATTTACAACGTACTACAGAAGCTGTAACAGGAAACAATTACTGGGTGTGGTCGTCTGCTTTATCTGTATGGTTATTAAATTACCAAGGGTGTGATTCATTAAGTAATATCCCTGCTTACGCTGGCAGTTATAATGGGCAAACAGTATCTACAGCTTGCCCGACTCCAGGTACTGGAATAGGTGGACCATGAGCAGTTGCAAACAATGGGGAGTACCTGAGGGTTTCTTTCAAGGGTTGTGCGTTAAAAAGTATGACCCTCTACAGGGAACAGACGAGTGTTCTGTATGTGTTACCCCAACATCAAGAAAAGGACAGTGTAATTCCTGCAGCCCACCTCCTGCATACGCTTACCGTATAGGAATAGAAAGCTATCCTTATTCCGTACCAAGTACAGCACCCTCTGGTAATACGTACAACGACAACACTTGGAACTTATTCAACACAAGTGCCTGTGTGTGGTCGTCAGAAGAGCCTGAACTGGGAGTAGGAGAAGCTGGATTTCCTCCAGCCGTAACTTTAGTCTCAGTTACTTCATTGAACAATGGTTACGGGATAGAAGCGTCTGCCCCAGCATCAAGGTTCAGACTTGTGCTTAATACTGAAACTACAGGAGTGTCTTGGACATTAGAAGTTAAGTACAGAACTGCTATGTCAACGTTATCAGGAGGCACAGTAGACTCTGCTTTCATAAGACAATACATACTGTACTACAAAAGTCAAACAGTACCTGACTGTTACACAGTACCTGAGTTTTGGAACAAACTAACTCATTCTGTAGTTCCTGCAGAAGTAATGATAAACAACGACCCGTTATTTTTACCTAGCCCATGGCAAACAAATCAGCGGTTTATTGACTTATCTAATTTTATCACGTTTTCACCAGTCGGTGGACCATGAAACTATTTATAGGTAAAGTACTAGACTCAGACATTCAAAATGTAAAAAACGCTGTGCCGTCAATTTTTCTTGGAAGTAAAACTTCAAACGGAGAAAGACGACTCCACCTGCTTAGTGATCACACTGATCTAGCAGAAGCATTAAACGCTCTCAGCAGTATTTCTTCGTTCAAGCCTGATGTAAAACCATTAAAAGAAGTTGATGGCCTAGGCACCTCGGTAAAGAAAGCCTTGTCATTCCTAGGTATCACTGAAGACAGAGTATCACGATGGCTGGGTGCTCCATGTAACTGTGCAGAGCGTGTTGATAAGTTAAATAAACTCGGACAATGGGCGTCGTCAATACTCTCAGGAAAGCAAGAACCTCCACCATTCTACACAGAAGCAAAAGTAGTCATGCCGACCACAACAGTAGTAGGGTGTATTCATGAAGCCACAGCATTGCAGTTCAAACAATACATATCCGGAAAGATACCGGGAGTTGAGTTTGGATTACGTCCACCAGAGTCAAGTCATAGGCGTATCATCGACACTGCTGGACACGCTGAAGCATTACGTGCTGAAGTAGTTAAATGGAATGGTGGAACAGATCGCCCTGTTGATGACGTGATGTATCTGAAAGGTACTTGGGAATACGCAGTCACCACTGTTGGTTCAAGGATGGTGACTACACTTCCGACAACACTTCGATCACTGGCCGCTGGAGGATTCACTGAACCTGATCTATACGTTGACGGTATTCTTTCCTCAGAAGATATCGACGCATCCTTGCTACTGCCTGTGAACCGTGTTCATGAGCGTCACAACGTCGGCACGTTCTCTCACTGGCATCTGACTTTACTGGACATGTATTCACGTAATCCATGGGCAGAGTTCTACGCAATCTTCCAAGATGACTTGATCTGCGTGAAAAATCTGAAAGAGTATTTGCAAAATTGCCAATATCCTGAGAAATGTTACCTGAACCTCTTCTCATTTATGGAGAACGAAGTTACCATTGCTGGGCGTACCGGATGGGTCGAAGCTTATCGGTCAGCAAAAGGTAACCAATTGGGACGTGGAGCAGTGGGGTTGGTGTTCAAGCACGATGTGTGCGAAGCACTACTCTCACAGCCACACATGATCACCAGAAGAACAGACGCACTGCGAAGACATCACTCATTGGATGGAGCAATCGTTCAAGCGATGAATGGTTCTGGATTCAGTGAGTATGTTCACGCTCCAAGTCTGTTGCAACACACTGGCGAACAATCTTCAATGGGTAACCGAAAGCATCCGCTAGCTAAGACTTTTCCGGGAGAGGACTTTGATGCGTTGACCCTTTTGTGAGAGAACTATGCAAACCCCCAGAACAGTTGCAGAAGTAGTATCGGGACTCTACCGTCCTACAGTGTACGAACTGCCCAAGCCCCAGTACACACCTACTGAGAAAGACGATGTTCGTCTGTTGTTGGACGTTCACTCGATGTCCCGGCACATGACAGACGAAGGGCACCAACTTAGCCACGGTCTGGTGCTGAACGGTTACACCCAATGCGGACACGGATTCAATGAAGGGTCTACAGACGTTCCGTACCTTATCAGCAAGTACAATCCAAAGACTGTAGTTGTTCAAGATAAGCGTGAGTGGTACATCGACAACCAAGACACGAAAGCCTTTCGTGACCGCAATTCTCGATTTGAAAACGTTGAGGCTCTGGCACGCAGAAGCGACATATTCAAACTGACCATTCTGAAAGATGCACAGCAGCGTCCAGAGTGGCACAGTGCTTCTGCCTACGAGATAGGATGCCACGCATGGATTACCTTTTACCATCCAGACATTGTGAAGCAGTTGGCCCCGTATGTCCGTAAAGAAGACTGTGTCCGGACACACCACACTGTTGATCCGGGTGCTGTGCCTATATACTCCAGTAACGGTAGACAAGGGTGCGTATTCACTGGGGCTGTCAGTTCTGCATATCCTCTACGTCAGCGGATAGTCAGATACTTGTCAGCCCTCTCATGTGAGTACTACAAGCATCCGGGCTATCACCGTAACGGGTCTGACACTCCAGCATACTTGAAGACTCTGTCTAACTTCAAAGTGGCGATCTGCACTTCGAGCATGTATGGTTATTCTCTCAGAAAAATTATCGAAGCATCAGCAGCAGGCTGTACGGTTATCACAGATCTGCCGATTGACGATGTACTGCCAATGATCGACCACAACCTGATTCGGATACACCCGTCCATATCTATAAGAGAATTGGAAAGCGTGATCGTTAGGGCTGTCAATGATTACGATCCTGAACAGCAAGAACATACATCAATGTTGACTGCCGAATACTACAGCCCAATCTCTTCAGGAATCCGACTGGCTGAGAATATCTTCAACAAGCGACTAGACTGGATCAACTCATGAGCATACACGCATACATAGTTTCCGTGGATTATTCAGACCTACTTAACATTACCCTTCCATATAACAGGAATCATTTTGAAAACGTAACAGTAGTAACAACAAAAGCAGACACACACACAAGAGCGGTAGCTATTAAGAATGAGTGTACCGTATTCAAAACGGATAGATTCTACGACCAAGCAGCCTGTTTCAACAAGTATGCCGCCCTTCAACAGTGCATCAGTGAAAGCATCACAGACTGTCGAAGTGACATAGTGTGTGTGATGGACGCAGATGTCATGTTTCCGAAAGTGATAGACTGGTCTTTCCTTGACAACCCAGCCAACGCTGATTGTTTGTTCACTCCAGAAAGGCACATGTGCAGAGACATTCCAGACTGTATGCCTCAGGAACCTTACTGGAAATCCTACGAGAAAAACAAGGAGCAAGAATGGGCCGGGTACACTCAGATATTCAACATCAATGACAGTCACTTGCCTGAAACAGAAAAGTGGTTCTCTACAAACTGGACCCACGCTGGAGGTGCTGACTCTGAGTTTCAGGCACGCTGGCCGAAGTCACATAAAAAACGTCCCACATTCTCTGTGCTCCATCTCGGCAGAGAGGGAGTCAATTGGTGTGGCCGCGTTACTCCCACGTTGGATGGAGAAGTATTTCATCAAGCTGAACATCGCATAGCAAATATGAAATTCATGCGGGACAAACGAAAAACCACTGGGAATTATGATCATGAGAAACTCTGAAAGAAAATTACAGAATCTGACTTGACGAGTCGATGATTGCTGGTAGACTTCTCCCATCGCGAGTAACAAACCCTCAACAGTGAACCCTCAAACGAAAGACGAAACATGAACCTGACACAGATCCTGAGCAAGGCAAAGAAGCCTAAGACCGAAATCAAGTCTACCGTTGTTCGAGTAGACAAGGCTTTCTGCTCAAACGTGATTGCTGACCTGAACAAGAAAAACCGCCCACACAGCAAAAGCCTGAGTGCTCTGTACGCAAACGAAATGCTTCGTGGTAAGTGGGCAACAAACGGTGAACCTCTGATCTTCGGTGTTGACGGCGAAGAAACGCACTTGGTTTCCGGACAACACCGACTGCACGCTTTGCTGATGGTTCATCAGGAATTGGAATTGAAAGGTGCTGAGAAGTGGCCAGAAGCACAGACTGAGATTGACATGTGCATCGTGTACAACGTTGCCATGGACACAGCAGACACGGTAGATACTGGCAAGAGTCGCAGCCATGCTGACGTGTTGTTCCGTGATGAAACAATCGACTCGATCATCCCTAAGGAGTGGAATGGTTCGGCAGCAAAGCGTAAGACTTGGACAAAGACCCTTGCTGGTGCTGCTCGCCTTGTGTGGTTGATTGAAGGGGGGGCTACTGTCTCTTCTGCTCCAAAGTTTCTTATCTCAGAAATGCTGGACTTCCTGAAGAAGCACAATCATCTGCACGAATTTGTGACGATGATTCTTGATGCTGATGATGGTGACGGTGGACATGGTGGTCTGAAGATGTCTCTGCCTTACCTTGCTGCTCTTTGCTACGTAGCGGCATTGGATACAGCATGGGATGACAATGAACTTCCAGAGATTGACACTGAGAAATCTGACGAGTTGAATGTCTTTATCAACCACTTGGCAGTTGGATCAGGCTTTGACAAGGGGAGTGCCCAGCACGCTTTGACAGGCTACTGGAACCAGTTAATGAGTCAGCCAGGAAGCAAAGACCGCGACCGTGAATGGGTAGGCCCATTCATCAAGGCTGTCAGAGCATTTTTGGCAAATGAAACGAACCTCAAAGTTAATGACGTTAAACTGACCAAGAAAGAAAGTGAGAACTACACCGACTTTCCAGTGATGTTTGACGGCTGGCATACTTGGTGCTTTGAGAATACTGCAAGTATCAAAGCAGCGGCTAAGGATGCAACAGAGAAAGCAGAGGCAGCAAAACTTGGTCCTGTAGATAGCGAAGAGTTGTCTGACTCTGATTCATGGAGTGAGGAAGAATGGGCACCTGATGACACAGCAGTTCCTACTCCAGAACCTGTTAAGACAGCAAATCCTAAGCCGATCAAGAAAGCACCTGTAAAGAAGAAGCCAGCAGCAAACATTGCCGGTGAGGATCTATAACCTTAACGGTTGAAGACACACAGCGTTCCAGTGTGATGGAGTCGCACACCGACCAGACGGTAGTCACGTTCGAATCGTGAGACGCTGTTTTAACAAAACAAGTTATTGAGGACACATATGGACTGGGCAGGCTTAATGGATGAAGCACTTCCACTGATTTTAAGGATGACAATAGTCGGAGTCGGAGTTTGGATATTTACTGTGCTAATTACAGCAGTAAATTACCTGCTATACCATGGAAGTTTTTTACGTTCAAGTACATCAAACCTAGGAGTGCTGATGGAAAAGCAATCTGAGATCGGTAAAGGACTTTGTTTGAAGCGTAATGTTGGAGAGGCTATTCTGATAACTGACCGATCAGGAAGCACTATTCAGATTACTCTCATTAAGATTAGTTCTGGAGAACGTCCGTCTGCATCGCTTCACTGTTGCGGCGACAAAGAACAGTTCAAGATAACAAGAACGCCACTGTAAGCGTTCAACCGTAAACATTTGACACATGGATTGGTGCTAAAGTGGACAAGCCTTGGAAGCAGTTTGAGCGATTTGTGGCAAGCATCTTCTCTTCTACCAGAAACGCTCTTAGCGGCGGAAACAGCAAACTTACTCGATCTGACAGCATACACCCTCACCTGTTCATATCGTGCAAGTACACTCGGCACAACCATAAGCAGTTGAGAGACTTAGTAAAGGAGGAAAGAGAGAAAGCTGCTGTTGAGGGTAAAGTGGCAGTGTGTGTTGTGGGTGAGTTTGATGACCGAGCAAACGCTTTGGTGATCATGCACCTAAAAGACATTAAACCATTTACAGAACTGGTATCTAATGGCACCGTACAGATTGATATGGTCACCGACAAGAAACGGCCTCAGCGTAAGCGGGCTGGAAATGTGGTTGGTTGACCGAACTGCTTTTGAGATATCTTACCTCAGAGATCTTGAAGCGGTAGAGCCTTGGAATAAAAACACGAACTACGGATCAATGGTTCAGGCAGGTATCGAAGGGTTCATCAAGACTCGACAACCCCGAGGTGCTGCCCGATTCATTGAAACTGAGTTTGAAAAACAAGTAAGGCAATATGAAGAGTACGACGACATTGCATGGTGGGCAGGTGTAGCACAAACTACTGTGTCTACTTGGATTGACCTGTACGGTAAAGAACTTGACAAGTACCGAATTGATCAATCTGAAGCACACCACAAAATGACGTTGACGTTACCCTCAGGCCGTGAAATTGTTCTTCACGGTTACATTGACGGAGAGGGTGAAAACATTCTTATGGAGAATAAGACGCGAGGTGATTGGGATGATGACAAGATTGCTAAAGAAATTGACCTCAATCTACAGGTCAATATGTACACTTTATTCTTCAATGCAAAACATGGCAGACTCCCGGAACGTATCTGGTACCAGCACATTCGAAGACCTCTTGGTTTCGGATACAGAGGGCCAAGGTCGAAAGCCAATGAATCAAGTGAAGACTTTCGACGACGACTTGGAGATGCAATTGACAAGGACCGTCAATATCACTTCTTCAGATATTTCGTAAAGCCTACAAAAGATCGCTTTGAGCGGTTCATGCAGCTTGTGATGTATCCAATGTTGGAAAGTTTTCTGGACTGGTACGAATACATGTCGCACCCATACAGAGCACAGCAAGTGAATAAGACTCATTGGGTTACGCCTTATGGTCTGTACAATCCCTTCATGGAAGGAACACTTGAAAGGTTTAGAGAGTACCGCCTGAATGGGTCTACTCTCGGTTTACGTCCAAAGTCTCGATAGTTCTTTGAAAGGAACAAATGGCACCTCCAATACCCCCAAGGCCGATCAACAGGCCAAAACCCGCTGGGCAACCAGCACGCCCTGCTGCAACCCCCTCAGTTAAGGCAGGATCGAATCCGTTTTACGATCTGATGGAAGAGTCGTCCAACCACGGACGCTTCCTGATGATCTACTCAGAAGCCGGTGAGGGAAAGACGACTCTTGCTGCTCAGTTTCCGGCACCGATGTTCATTACAACCAGTGGTGAACAGGGTATCCAACTTTACAGGCAGCAAGGACTGGTTCCAAAGAGCGTCCCTGTTATCCCTCTAGCACCTCTCTTTGACCACCAGAACATCCCATCGGGTTCAGGGCACCCAGGCTGGTTGAAGCTAGTTGAGACGTTGGAACGCTTCAAAGACGCTGACCATAGTTACCAGACATTGGTTATCGACTCGACAAGTGGACTGCAAGACTTGTGCTTCCAGCACGGGGCTTCAGTCTTGTTTGACGGGGATATGACCGGGAAAGACTACTCAGACTTCTACAGAGGTTACAGCAAGTCTGCTGAGAACTTCTGGGCCGGTGAGTTTCTCCCTCTGTGTCTGGCTATCGTAGCAGCAGGAAAGAACGTTGTACTGATTGCCCACAGCACATTCAAGACTGTGGCAAACCCTGTAGGGCCGGACTTTGACCAATTCCGACCAGCATTGATGAAGTCAATCTTCGAGTACACAAAGAAAGACCTCCACGGTATTTATTTCCTTGGCCGTGAAATTCGAGTGACAATCGACTCGAAGACAAAGAAGAAGTCCGCTACTGGTGACCGCAGGTTTATCGGATTATCCCCTAATCCGTACTATGTAGCCAAGTCTTGGGTTACTCCTCAAGGAGTGAACGAAATTGAGTGTGGTGAGAATGCCCGTGAAACATGGGCAGTGTTGAAAGAAGCAATTGGTCTGTAAGTGAAGTAGTTTGATCTGGTGTTATCAAATCACAGTTTTATGTTGTAGGAGTTGTTTATGAGTGAAGCATCATCCCTGACCGACCTGATGAAACAGAACGCTCGTCTGAAGAAGCACGCTGCAGTAGCTAAGAAAGTCGTTGCTCAGCGTGACTTTGCAGGTCCAGAGGGAGAGTACATTTGCCGGTTTGAACAGGTAGTGATTCGCAAGAAAGGCGATAAGACCTACTTCATTCTGGAGTTTAAGGTTGACGGTGAAGTGGAGGGACAGGAAGAACAAAACGGAGCACGTCTTGCAATCCTTCACGGTCTACATGACACAGAACGCAGCACATTGGAACAGGCTCTTGAACGTCTGATGACTGACATTCAGAAGTTTGACATCGACACTGCGAATATGGAAATGGATCAGATCGACAAAGCCCTGAAGGCATGTGTTGGTCAGAACGTTCTTATCCGTTGTGTGAAAGCAAAGAAGACTGGTCAGACCGGGTACTACTACAACCTGCAGGGCATCGCTTCAGCAGGCCGCGAGACGCCTGATTACTCTCTCTCAGAAACACCCAAAGCAACCCAACTTACAACCATCACTCATATTCCAGACGACGCTGCTGACGAATGGAATGAGGAAATGGCTGAGGTTGCAGAAGAAGTGGCAGGTGAAGACCTTGATGAAGTATCAGCGACTCCTTCAGACTGGATTGGTTACCCTGTCAACTACAAGCCAGCGAAGTCACCAAAGGCTTTAGAGTTTACAGTAGAATCAGCAGACGATGAAGCCGGTACAGTGGTGCTGATTCGTGACGGAAAGAAACTGAAAGCTAAGTTCAGTGACCTGATTCTCGACTAACACAATATGTGTTTTACCCCCATGAAGAGCCGCTCTAACACAGCGGCTCTTTTCTTCGATTGGAGTCTTTTATGTCAGACGATAAACTGCGAGCAGCCATACAACGCTTTATACTTGAGTTAGAAGATAGGATATACGACGTAGGATCAATGGTTGAGCAAGCAAGAAAAGAAAAGTTGAGAGACTCTCATTCATTTCGGTTAGGAATGTTGGCAGAACTGAGGAACACACAGAGTAGGCTAAGCACGCTATTGGAGAAGTAATGCTTTCATTCGACACAGAAACAACCGGCCTTTCTTTTCAACACGGGTGTACAACGTTTGCAATAGGGACATACGATGGGAAAGCTTATAGATCGTGTATTGTCGATGTTGACCCCGTTACTCGCAGTCGTAATAGTGAGTTCCCTTGCAATAATATACGTGTTCAGTTGGACAAAGCTGATCTGGTATGTGCTCACAATGTGAGATTCGATATAAAGGCTCTGTGCGAAGCCAGAGTCTACAACAGTGAAGAGCCTTGTAACCCGAAGTTTTGGGATAAGTTCATCGACACAGGCACACTGGCTCACCTGTACTGCTCCACTGATATGATCGGATTGGACAACCTGACAAAGAAGTACCTTGGTAGAGATTATCAAGAAGACGTTGACCTGACTAAGGTAGTCAATAAATGCCGTGACCTTGTTCGTAAACACTCTGACTCATATTGTCGTGGTTGGGACATAGCGAGTGCTGACGGGGGCCACAGCAGTTTCAAGGCAGCGAAGAAAAGCAATAAATGGAACAGGATGGACTACTGGCTTCCAGCGGCTGTACTTGAAGGCGTACCAGCATCTCAACGTCCACAACTACCTGATGAATCACTATCCTCTGTCCTCAGAAATTATCTACGGGCAGACGTTGTAAACACATTTGAACTGGCTGAATTCTACTTCCACGAATTGACAGAGCGGCACCCAGACAACTTGGCAGAACTCCTCGAAGTAAACAGACAGATCGAACACGTTCTATGGAAAATGGAGTTGAAAGGTGTGTGGGTACGTAAGACAGAACTCGATAACGCATTTGAGGCGTGCAACCACTATATCTCATTACTCTCACAAACCTGCAAACAGATATCCGGCATTGAAAACATCACAGATGCAAAACTCAGAACACTGTTTTTCGATAAGTGGAAACTCGAACCGATTAAGAAAACCAAGGGAGGACAGGCATCTGTAGACGCCGCTACACTACTGGCTTTACACAGTAGTGTATCTGAGTCTGAACACGATGCAGAAAAGCACAAGTTCTTTGGGTGCTATCTGGCTCTGAAGAAATACGAGAAGAAGCAACAGTACTTAACGACGTACAGAAACGTTACATGTAAAGGGTACTTGAATCCTTCATTCAAATCTGTCGGCACTACAACAACCCGTATGTCTTCAGAAAACCCAAACATTCAACAGGTGACCAAAGCAAGCAATCCATACGAAGAAGACGCTCCAGACATCGCAGCATGGTTGAAAGCCTCTCCTTCAATGCGTTCTGTCTTTGGTCCTTCACCGGGCTATTGGTGGCTTGATTGTGATTACTCCCAGCTTCAATTGAGGATATTCGCAGCAGTCACACAAGAACAAGAAATGATGGATGCGTTTGATAAAGGCTGGGACGCACACGACTTCGTAGCCCGTAAAATCTTTGGAGTTGCTGACAGTGACTCACCAACAAAGGCACAAAGACGTATTGCAAAGAATGTAAACTTCGGATTCATTTTCGGTGCATCACCAAAACGCATTGAGAAAACTGCCGGAGTTAAGGGACTATGGAATACGGTACTTGCAATGTTTCCGAATGCTCACGCATTCATCGAGCAGACCAAAGCTGACATTCGAGAGAGAGGATACATCGAGACTTCAGGCGGTTACCCGCTGGAACTTCGAGACAATATAAATCCTTACACAGGCCGTCTTGAGAAAGCGGCTCATGCCGGAGTGAACTACATTGTTCAGGGAACTGAGGGAGTCATTGTAAAGCGTGCGATGCGTCTGTGCGATGATTATCTTACCTCAGAATTTCCTGAAGGGCGACTGGTTCTCCAGTGCCATGATGAATTAGTATTCGAAGCACCAAAGTATTTTCCAAAGAAGCATGTGTGGAACTTAACTGATCTGATGGAGCAGGCAGCAGCAGACTACGGCGTCAAAGCCCCTGTTGATCCTGAACTGGTTACGACTTGCTGGGACAAATCTGTAAAGGTACGACGATGAAATTATTCAGTCACATTGAAGTTGCTTACGAAGAAACAGACCAAGACTACACAACAAATTGTCTATGGTGTGGTTCAGAAAAGTTATCTGTAAGTAAAGCTGAAGGCCACGTATTCCAATGCTGGTCATGTAAGCAGACAGGCAATGCCCTGTCCTTCATGCGTAAGTTCTACGAACACCTGCCTGACCTGACTCCCTCACAGGCTAAAGCATATTGCCAGAAGAAGAAAGGAGTTAATCCACAGACGCTTCGATCTGAAGGAATCAAGTACTCTGACGGGTACTTCTGGTTTCCAATATACAATGTGAAAGGCCAGATAATCGCCCTTCACAAATACAATACAGAAAACAACATCGCCTACGCTTCCCCGAAGCCGTGGTCATGCTCTGTACTGGGGTTGAGTAAACTTACTTCTTCCTCAGAAGTATGGGTGGCTGAAGGACACGCTGACTATCTGGTCATGCGTTATGTATTGAGCAAAACACCTGGAGCACCTGACTTGCTGGGTACGTGTGGCTCAGGCTTCTCAGGATCGTACCTGCACCTCTTGGACGGTAAAGACGTAGTTTTGCTCTTTGACAACGACGAAGCAGGCCAGCAGGGCGTACAGAGCGTTGCACGGCGTATCAAGTCTTCTGGTCATAACGTGAAGTCTCTCAACTACATTGACTGGACTCGGGTAACTGTTCCATCACACGTTGTAATTCCAGACAAGTTTGATATTCGTGATCTGTACAATGAGGTGGTAAAATGAACGTACTGGTAGCTTGTGAAGAGAGCCAAACCGTATGTAAGGCTTTCAGATTCAAAGGCCACAGAGCGTTTTCGTGCGACATGCAACCTTGTTCAGGAGGATACCCAGAATGGCATTTTCAAGTAGACATACGGAAAGTACTGCACAACAAAACAATCAAATGGGATCTTGTGATTGCTCACCCGCCTTGCACATACCTGACGAACGCCGGAGTAAGGCACCTGCATATCTATATCCCGCCAGTAAATGGTAAATTAGCACCTGTCAGTGGAGAAGAGCGTTGGAAAGCTATGTACGAAGGGTGTGATTTTTTCAACCTGTTTACCGATTACTCTCGTAAACATCCAAAAGTAAAAGTGTGTATTGAAAACCCAATACCGCACAGATACGCCAGAGAACTTATCGGTAAGTACACTCAGTTAGTTCAGCCTTGGATGTTTGGACACACGGAGACGAAGGCCACCTGCCTATGGTTGACCAATCTTCCTAATCTGGTACCTACAAATAACGTCAAGGCTGAGATGTTACTGCTTCCAAAGAAAGAACGCAGCAAAGTACATTACATGTCGCCGGGTCCAGAACGAGCAAAGTTGCGGTCTAAAACATACCAAGGCATTGCTGATGCAATGGCTGATCAATGGGGGAACCTATGACAGAAATCACCAGCAAATACCATTGCTCACGTTGTGGTAAAATATGCACACGCAAAGGCACAAAGCGGTGGATCAAGTCATACTGCACAACCGCTAAAGCAGACGTTCGTATGTGGAACATTGAGTACCTGAAATACGCTCCAAAGAAATTGAAAGACTCCCGATGACCCTTGTAGATATAATTCGAGCATCATTGAAAGAGGTTATTCTGGATGAAGTAATTTCAATCCAGCCTCAACACTGTACTTCCTTCCAGAAACTCATGGAGATATACGAACAAGACATGACAGTGACAGAGTCTATTAAAGATTGCATGTCTCTGTGCATGGCTACTCACATCGCTGTAGCCCTCGAAGGCGATCCACTCTGGCTTTATCTTGTAGGAGCACCATCAAGTGGTAAATCAACCATCTGTGAACTCTTGGCTTCAGACGAAATTCATACACGATCACTTAGCAAGTTCACTGGCCTCGTATCTGGCTCAAGACAAGGAACTCACCTTATCCCCATGCTACAGGGTAAGTGCGTCATTATTAAGGACGGAACTCTGCTGCTTGAATCTACGCCGCAGGCACTGGCAAACGTGTACGGTGAACTCAGAGATATTTTCGATGGATCTCTTAACGCTGAATACCGCAATGGCGTATCTGCTTCCTTCAGCAACATCTCTTTCGGAATGGTCATTGGCATTACAGAGCGAATCTACAGCCTCAACATGGCAGCCCTTGGAGAACGCTTCCTGCACTGCCGACTGGAAACAACGAGAGACACTGAGACTCTCCGCAATGCTAGAGCAATCCAGTCTATCTTCGAGTCCTCAGGACGCACCAACTTCGAAGGATCAGAGACAGGTGACCAGCGATCATTCCCGAAGCAGCGTGCCTACACTGCTGGATTCCTTAGTCACCTGCACACAACACTTAGAACTGGTGACATCCTGCGACCACGTTATACTACAGATGACGTTCTGCTTATCCAGTCTCTGGCTGACACAATCGCCTGTAGTCGTGCCCAGGCCCCTCGAAGCAAAGAGTATGGATCTTCCTCAGAACTACTCTATGACGCACGCCCTGAGGCTTCTACGCGAGTCGTCAAGCAGCTTAGCCGACTTGCCCTCTGTCTGTGCTACGTCCTGGGTGTAGACTACATCAGTCCCAAGATCAGAGCGTTACTGACAAAAGTCACGCTGGATACCTCCTACAGCCGTCAACACACGATCCTGAAGACAGTGGCTTTATCGAACGGTCTTACACGCCAAAGCATTGCTGCACTGTCACAGATACCTTTAGAGACGATCAGCAGACGTATTGACGATCTGATATCTCTTGGTATCCTGACCACTGACACTGAATCTAATCGACCATCTCGTGGCCGGTCAGTGCCTACCCTTCACTGCACAGACTGGATCAAAGAAGCATTCCGCAAGGTGTACAACCATGTTGAAAAACGTCCGTATCCCAGACCCAAACAGAAACCGTAAAGCGATCTGCCAGGACAGTAGTTTTGGTAAGCGTAAAGGACGCACAGGCAGGAGAATGCGAATACTCTCACGGGACGCATTCACCTGCAATAAGTGTAGTGAACCATATCCAGAGTCAGCCCTTGAAGTGGACCATGTAACCCCTCTGTTTATGGGTGGATCTGACAATGACCACAATCTTCAAACGTTGTGCGTCAACTGTCACAGAGAGAAGAGCCGTACTGAAATTGAGTATCGAAAACCAAAACCTAAGTAGGAGAGTTCGATGACTGAAAAATCTGAAGGCGGTCAGTTCAAAGTCTGTGAGTTTTGCAAATGCAATACCAACGCAAGAATTCGTCGTTGCTGCAAAATCGGAACAGTAGTAGACGAAGGCCGCATTCAAGCTGAAAAGAATAGACATCCGATGACCTGTCTTCCCTGCGGTCAGTTCAAGGTTGGCATACAGTACGTGGTAGACGAACGAAGAATTCAAGCTGAAAAATATAAACAGCAACTCATGTTCCACGACTCTCACACTCCAGCACCTGCAATGATTACGCCTGAATGTATGCAGGGAGCAGCTTACCTGGAAGTAGATGAAGAGGTGCTGAAGAGTATTCTGCCTCTACACATGAACAAGGCTGAACTTCCAGATGAACAAGGTACTACTGGCGATGTCACAGTGGAGTTAGCAAAGCTGATCGACGACGTTTACTCGGTACCGTTCACGTACATGCCTTCACACGTTACAGAACAGCCTACAACGTCTTCAAAGTTTCTGGATGACCTCATGTACTCCTTGGCAATTGA